ACTCTGATATAGCTAATGTAGAAAACAAAATAGATACTCACTTAAACGACCACCTTAATTCGTTTAATAAAAAGAAATCTAGATAAAAAATGAGTCGTCCACCGATTAAAAAAAAGCTTGCTGTTGAGGATAAGCGTTCCAGGGAAGAAATAGCTCTTGCTTCGGTAATGAACTCTCCTTACAATATTTTGGTTCCTCTTTATAAGGCTGAGCATGTTTATGTGAAAAATCCACTCACATCCAAAACGCATCATTTAAGCACGAAGAGTGAAGATTTTTATAAAATGTTTATTGAGTTATGTGAAAAAGGCCTAAAAGATAAACTGAGAGGCGAAATGTCCAATTTTGCTGAGTCCATTGATGAAGCTTGGGCTAGTATCCTCAATAACGCTGACGAAAGACTTGTAGCAAAATCACAGCAAGAGTAGGGGAAGTGCTAGAACCCGCTTACTTTTTAAGATAGTTCTGTGTGATACCTTTTTTGTGCACCACACTGTTTAGGTTCGTATATAGATTTTGTAATTTATCCAAAGGCAAAAATGTCAAGACAATCAGACATAGAGCAAATATGGCATAACGATAAGCACAAAATCATTCTGCGCATAAATAAGTCAGAACTTGAGGTCACTGAAGTAATTTGCCCAGAATCAGAAAACAAGGAATGCATTACGGAAAATGGTGAATGTATTGTCAAATGGTTTATTTCTCGTTATGGCATGGAGTGCAATGGTGGAATGTGTCCAGCCCAAAGCGAAATTGAAATTTGCTGGACGCTTGTTGGGGATATAAAAAACCCAGACGCTTCTCAGCTTTGGTTTATGCCTTTGTCCGACGAAATATTTCAGGCTTGGTTGGTTAGTAGAGACTAGATCTTGCGGTTAAACCAACCGCCGCCTCTTTTTTGTTTTCATTGCGATTTTCATGTATATCTCTTCAAGTATTTCATCATCCATAAAGCCATCGATTGACATCGAGGAGTTGGCTTTTATGTCTTTTAGCTTCCCCTCCATATAGCTTTTACCAAGTAAACGAATTCTCATTCTTCTGTAGTTATTAACAATCTTGTCTATTGCGTTATTCCCATCGTCCGTAAGTAGCCATATGTCGTTGCCTTGATTTTTTAATAAACCATGTTTTTCAAGTTTTTTAGCCACGGTACGTGCATCGCTAGTATTTCTGAACTTGCCGGCAAGTACATCCGCCGCAACCACAATAGAAAACTGTCGTTTCTGACTTTTGGCAAAACAAAGAAGTAGATAACCGCCACTACCGTAGATTGCAGGGGATCTCTGTTTTTGGGGTTTTTTCATTTTAACAACTTACTAGAATGGGTCCAAATTTCCAATCTCGTCATCGTTTTTTTCATTGTTTAATTCGTGTATGGCGCGTACAAACTGACGTATATCAAGTTGTTGGTTAATCATTTTTTTATTTAATTTATAGACATTTTGTCGATTGACTTTTGTTTTTGTAACAAGCCCTGACTGTATTAATGATTTAACTGTTTTATCAATCATTGTTTCGCTTAGGCCAAGATAAGTAGCTATTGCCCTAATTGTCATAGTTGGGTCTTCTATTAGGGAGACAAGAACTCTTCCGGAAGTAGATAGGAGATTCACATCACCATCGTTATGGTAACGAATTATTTTTTGTTGGTCTAAAGTTTGAAGAATCCGCTCCAGGGCGTCAGCGCCTTCGCTGGAACTTTCTTGGATGGCCAGTTCTAGGGCTTTTTTTATTTTTTCAGAATTTTGGTTTTTCATGGCGACATAACCACACGCATGTAGTTCGATAGTGTACTATCAAAGTGGACGACATTGGGGGCCTCGGTTTCGTTAGTTATTGATTCCCTATGGGGTGTCGCTGTCGGAATACGAGCCATATAACGAAAGGTTAGCAGGTCAAATCATGCTAAAAGATGCATTGGGGAAACTTCTAGAAATACAGTCATCCAAACAGGACTGCAAGCTTGGTCGAATTATTGGCAGCCTTGATCCAGATACAGCGGAAGCGTTAATGGAAGTATTAAAAAGCGATATCACAACCATGTCGTTGGTGAGAACACTAAATGGTGAAGGAATTTCTATAGGTAGGGAATTTCTTGCCGAAAAACGAAATACCTGTTTCAAAGACCCAGAAGCAGCAAAGTCTTGCTGTATCTCTAAGCGATTAGGAGCAAAAAATGGTAAGTAGAAAAAAGGCATCAAACAACAAGCTCAACTCAAAACTTAAAGCAATGAAAGCAGACGCCGAGTCGTCTATCGCTAAAAGAAAGATTCTTGGGGATATAGCCGAAGTTCTTAAGGAAAGAGGGATTGCCGTAGATGAGATAGGGGACGCTAAATTTACAGTCAATCATAGAACAACGACCGATAAAGACGGCAAACCAAAAGCAACGACTACTACAGCAATAAGAATTTCCCCCTCGTGGGAGTCTGGTCCACGATGGCCAGTCGTTACCCAAGGACCCAGAATACAACTACAAAAGACAAAGACAAAAGTAGGCAAGCCAACTGGGTGGGAGACGGCAGTTATCGTTCCTGATATACAAATTGGACATTACCGTAAATCGCTCGATTCTTTCGATATGGAGCCAATCCATGATGAACAAGCAATATCAGTGGCTTTGAAGGTTATTGAGAAATTAAACCCAAACCAGGTAGTAATGGTTGGGGATAATTTAGATTTTGCAGAATTTGGCAAATATCTGACAGCAGCTCCATTCAAGATGTTGGTTCAAGCCGCAATCGATAGGGCCACACATTTATGTGCACAGCTCAGAGAAGCTGCCCCACGAGCAAAGATTACATGGATTGCTGGGAACCACGAAGCGAGACTACCTCGGTATATACAAACGAATGCAGAGGCGGCATTTGGAATAACTAGGGGAATCAAACCAGGCGAGCTTCGCCCAGAATGGCCAGTAATGACGGTTCCGTATTTGTGTCGAATGGATGAGTTCGGAGTTGACTACCTTTCTGGGTACCCGGAATCAGCCCACTACATCAACACAAATCTTATGGTTGTCCACGGCGACAAGGTTGTTTCTAATAATTCGACCACCAAGAAATATCTGGACAACGAACGTATATCAGTTATCTATGGGCATATCCACAGAAACGAATACGCCTATAGAACCAGGAGAACAGACAAGGGACCGAGAACAATTATGGCGGCAAGTCCTGGGTGTCTCTGTAGAATCGATGGGGCAGTACCTTCGGTCAAATCCGGCGCAGATGAATTTGGGAGACCACTCCTACAAGGTGCCGAGAACTGGCAGCAGGGGCTGGGTGTGGTCACCTATCAACCAATAGGTGTTGGCGGTGAAGAATTTTTTTATGAACCAATGTGGATATATAGCGGCCACGGAATATTTAGAGGGGAAGAATACAAAGCATGAACGAAGAAGAATGGAACGAAACACTCATCCAAGACCTCGAATTCCTTAAAGAGGCCGGCTTCATCGATGTTGTAGGGATAAATGAGGAGGGGGAATGGCTTTATGGATTAACCCCAAAAACAAAGTCAGTTATAGATAGAGCCGCTATTGGTGATGATCTTTATGACTCAATCGCAACGCTTCTCGATGAAGCGACAAAGATGCAAGATATAAAAAATAAGGGAAAAGACTTTAACTAAAATGACAACAATCATCGGAATTCAAGGAGATGGGTTCTGTGTTGTTACTGCTGATTCGCGTATATCAGACGTCGAAGAAGATGGCGGCACGATATCCCAAATAGTTAGCTTGAGGGAATCCAATGGCAAAATAGGGGTGAATGGTAAGTACATTCTTGGTGCCGCCGGGGATTTAAGAGCGATCAATATTTTGCATCATGCGTTTATCCCCCCAAACCCAGCCCCTTCACTTCGAGGTAGGAAGCTGGACCATTTTGTTACAGTTAAATTTATCCCAGCCCTGAGAGAATGCTTTGAGGCACACGGCTATGCATTACCTGACAACAGTTCTAAAACACATATTGCCGAACATGCATCTACCGTTATTATGGCCATTAATGGAGCCATCTATGTTATCGACGGCGATTATTCATGGATTTCCGACTCCAGTGGAGTGTTCACGATAGGCACCGGAGCCCAATATGCGCTTGGAGCTATCTACGGCTCCTACCCCAAAGGTAAATTGACCCTTGCGGCCGCTAGAAAAATGGCGACCAAAGCGATATCGGTAGCTTCAAAGTTCGACCCATATACAGGCGCTCCATATCACACCCTGATACAGGGTCAGGAGAAGTCAAAATAACTAGAGGCAAAGACATCGCGCCGCTATTTATAAGCATCCACGTTGCTTAGTACCGAATACTCCTATACCCCTAAATAGGTCTCTATGAATAAGGGGGAGTAGTTACTAGTAGAGATAATCTCCCTTACCAGCCCTAATGTTTTGTACATCACTCCAGGTACGCATCTTGGCGGTATGAAATAAGTTGATTGCGGTCATCTTTACAAGCGAATATTTGTTGCTGTTTTCTATTGTTGTATCGATGTCCTCGTGAGTTATTTGCCCACTACCCATAAGGAAATTAACAGCTTCTTGCTCATACATATGGATGGTTTTTGGGTCTTGATCATATAAAGAACTCATGAATGAGATGATAACACACCTACCAAATATCCACATCTACTTGACACTTGGTTTCAGTATTTACATAGTAGTAATTACCTAGAGAGAGTAATAATGCTCTTTTTTAGGAGAGTGCGTACGGTGGCTAGTAAAAAAATTACCCAAAAAGAATTAGATAAAAAAGAAACAATACCTATTACAGCACTGTATATAGAAAAAAAAGATTGGTTTAAATCAGCAGCATGTAAAGGAAAGACCGAACTTATGTTTCCTAAACAACATAAGGACATTACCTACATTGCACAGGCTAGAGCCATCTGCAAAGCATGCCCAGTTCGCAACTACTGTTTGGAGTACGCACTAGAGTTCCCGGCTGCGGATATGCATGGTGTCTGGGCTGGTCTGACCAGTCGACAACTAGCAGCAGAACAGAGAAGAAGAAAACAAAAACCGAGTAGACCAACACTTGCGCAAATGTGGCAATCATAAAAAAGGCCAAAAAGTTTGCGCGCGAGTTTGTTTTTGATTTTTTTTGTTTTTTTGTGTTTATTAACTACAAAATTCGCAGATTACAAGTCTCACAAAAATTCATCTCATTTAATTGGGTAATTATTTGATTGCAATCTTTTTTGCCGCACGGTTTCATTAATGTCTCCCCGCGCAGATAAGCGAGTACCTCTTCTTGTACTGTTGGTAAAGCGAATTGCGCATTTCCGGGCGAGGGGATTCCCTTTTCGTTTCGAATGAAATCCCAAACAGCATAAAGAATAAACTGATTTACAGATATTCCTTTTTTATTTGCAGCTTCTAGTATTCGATTTTTTTCTTCACCCTTTAGTCGCAGGGTTATTCCCGTCCATCTATTGGGGAATCTGGTCTTTTGAGACTTACGACCCATCGCGCTCAACCAACGCCTGTATGTAGGCGGTGAGCGTCAGATCAACAGCAGATGATTGATCAATTAATTTCTGCTTAAATTCTTTTGTTACCCTGAGAGTAAGTGTCACTACTGGCTTGTCAGGGATGACGACTGGCCGGCCTGGGTTTCGTTTCATACCCAGAATTTAGTTCAGTACTAAATTCCTCATTGCAACTACCACAAGAGTAATAAGCACAATTTTTTTAGGGAATGAACGAGGGGAGAAAGAAACATTCCAAATAAATATTGACGACCAACAGAGTAATAATAATTGCCAAATAGAATAACCAAACATTTATTCCTCAATCTGAGAAGGGACTTTATATTTTTCCCCTTCTATTTCATTTATTATTTTTTCATACACTCGGATAAAGTGTTCCCTATCCCCATTGGTATGCATCCCTGCGGCAGCAGCACCCAACTTACGCACGGTCTGTACGAGAGGTTCCTGTAGTTCTTGTTGATTCATCACACCCGCATTGGCATCCTCCATTAGGCGATGAAATTTACCCCAAGCAATAATAGGTTCATCGAATTCCCTAATTTTTGTACGCCTATTAATTGTTGTACGTCGTATATCCCCCGCCCTAGGCATAAATGTAGAAGTAGTGGCGAGCATTAAGAAAGACTCCTTACAGTCCGTGTAGCTCAGGTCATGGAGTAGATCGTACCAAGACTTGTAGACGAGCTGAAGCCTGGCCTTATCCCCTACTGGGAGCTCTTGGTTGTACGTGGCGTATACCTGATCTACTAGGTTTGCTAATTCAGATTTATCCATTATTGATCCATTCATCGCGGCCGTTTGATTTCGTAGATAGCTCATAGCGCTCTATAAACATCTCGACGTGTTCAGCGTCCCTGAATATCAAGTCTATGCCGTTGTATGTCTTGCCGGCTTTGTTCTGGCCCATGTGGAAGGGTGACGACGCACAGCCAAGGATTGCTTGCCGGCATGCTTCTATGCCATAGGTATAGATTGCCCAACCGATTGCTGCCTCGCGCTTAGCATCCATGCTGACCCGAGACTTATCGAACGTTAGTTTCCAAAAGTCAAATATTTCTAATTTCTCTTCTTTCGGAACAAGTTTTGCTGCGGCGGTTTTTGTTTTGTTGTGTTCGGATGGACCACGTTTCCCCATAGCAAGATACTACTAGGGTCATCCGCCACCGTCAATACATAGAGTGAAAAATAAGTACCAAAAATGGGAAAAACGGTTTTTGTTTTTTCGCCTTACGAAAGGATTAATTTCGTAAATAAGAACACTAATAACTACGTAAAATAATTACCGTAGTAATCCAAGAAGAAGCCCCCTTTGGAAAGGGGGTCTGGGGGAAAACCTTTAAATTTGTACCAACTGATTTTTGGACGACTTTAACTAAACCTTCTGTTTCCAGAAAGTGTTTCAGGGCGTGTAGGTTTCAGTGATTGTGACGTCACATTGGTACCTGGGCCTATTGGACCAGATGGGTTAGCAACCTACCAGAGTCATCCACCACCGTCAAGGACCTGGAGGGGATTTTTTAAAAAAATTAATCTGGGGGAAAATAAACAATAAATATTTACAGTTTTAAATAAAAGAGTGTGGTAAATTAACGGGGCTCCGTTCGGCATAGTTCCCCAATCGCCGAAGGTGCAGGACCCGGGGTTGAGTCTCCGTTGTGGTAGGTGGTGTTGATTCCCCCGGGTCCACTTTTTAAATAAACCACTGCCCGCCGCTGGGGCTGCCCCACCGCTTTCGTTTGATGTGCATCTGTTTGTAGAACGTTGTGTCCTGGATTGGCGTGACTGTGCTGTCTGGTTTAAACCTAGGGCCGGCATCATATGCCCATTTTTTTCTGTTTTCTTTTAATTTTGCCATTTCTGGCCAGAGCTCTTTTTGGACGTCATAAATTTTTGATTTTCTTGATAGATCCACTACCGGATCTTTTGGCCAATCGCGATTTGTGGGATGCATTCGTCTGGCCGCCCGGTGTCCTCTTTCATGATTTTTTTGATTTTTTTTGTAGCGCTGCCAGATTCGAGCGCGCTCCCACACGGCGTGGAGGTTCCATCCCAGTATGGTGAATGTAATAATAAATAAAAATAATTTAAGAGAGATCATCTTCCTCCTTAAAGGGTCTCACAGGGCCTTCCCCTGTAAGCAAATTTTGAATAATTTTATTAGCCTTGTTACCGGATATTCCTATCTTGGTGGTTAGATCGGACAGGTAATCGGGCTTCTTGTTTTCTTGAGATTTTTCAGCTTTGTAAGCTTTCTCTTCTTCAGCATCAAGAATTGAATTTCTTTCGAATTCAGCACGCATTTCCTGGATGTCTTCCTCAAAGGGTTGATCTGGGTTATTTGTTTGCATAGTACTCATCCATGGCTGATGTGTCGCCGCCGTTGTAATAGTCGTACATTGCCCTGGTGGATTCGTGGTTACCCCAGTTTTCGAACTCTTGTTTTTTCTTGTCTTGCTTATCTCTTTTTTTGTTAGCGCGGCGCTTGCCGGCCTTGTAGATAAGGGTGCCTATAACTATTCCCATTTCATCTCCTCTTCCACCACCGTCATGTAAACAGTAGTCGATCTAGTAATTATTTTTAATGACTAATTAAAATTCTATCTTCAGATTTAAGCTAAACCAATTTCTCTCCAGCATCATCCCAATTGCCGAGTACCCAACTATGTCTGTGTATGTATCAATGATGGATTCGTTCTCTGGCGAATTCTGAGTCGCCTGCAGATTGCGGAGTCTGGCTAGTTTGTCATGGGTCCGCACCAGTAGACCGAAGCGCCCAAATCTGGATATGTTTTCATGACCATAGTCTCTTTGCTTCCTGATAAGGGTCTCAAGAATGGTGTCGCGAATCATCCAGCTGTCAAATTCCACCGACGCGGAATTAGCTGTTTTTTTAAAATTTTCTGGGTGCTGATGGCCGGATCCAGGATCCGGGGAAATTGCTAAAAAATTGCCATTTTTAATCCCTGCCGCAGCGGCCAAACAACCCAGCTGTCGCCATTCATCAACCCAATATGCATAGTCTGAGTTAAAGAACTTATAATTATTCAGCATTCCATCAAAATGGGAATTAAGGAATTTCTCCGATTCCTGGACGTCTGGGCCGCCGGCCGGGATAGATAACTTTTTTGCATTTTTTTCGTTTTTTTTCCCAATTTCTTCGAGCTCATCCAGATGCCGGACGATCTTCTCGAGCGAAGAATTATTAAAAATATCACAAATTACAATAGAGGCAGCATCCTGCCACCATCTTGGTCCGTCGTTCCCCATCTCTTCCACCACCGTCAACATTAATTTCCCTCTTTTAGTAATTCATCCCAGTCCCTGGGAGGAGAAGTTTGTATTTTTAGTCTAACCTCCTCAACCATTCTTTCCAACTCGGAGATCCAGACTTGGTCGGCGATGACTTCGCCAAGCCCCGCTTCTTCTCCCACTTCATCAGCTCTTTGTATTCGCTCCTCAATATATTCTCGGGCGAAGGCTGCAGTCAAACAATTGGGTTTGGAATTCTTAAAAATAATGGGACCGTTCTCGCCGTTTAACGCCGACTTCGGCACGTGCACGCCGGTAACCGCAAGGTTGTCATCAGTGAAGATGAAAATAATATTATGTACATCTGCTTCTGCTTCCTGAACCTTGTCCATTACTTCATCAATGAGCTCTGGATTCAATTGTTCTTTTCTAAGCATTTCCTCAAATGCATTGTTCCCTTTGACAGTTTTGTATTTTCTTTTTTTCTCTTCCATATAAAGATCCCGCTCATCTTTCTTGAGTCACATTGACTCAGCTTTGTTTAGTTTTTTCTAAATTCTCTATTAATTTTTGAACCTCTTCTTCTGTTAACTCTTTAACTATAATCTCAGCTAGGTGGTCCAAGGCGCCGTCTCCATATTTGATGCGGGCTTGACTTGCCAGACGCAGCGCCATCATGATTCTCTTTTTTTCTTTTTCTCTGATTAAATTTTCTCGGTTAGCTAGCAAATATTCCTGCATCTGAAGAAGACCCTCCGATCTTTTGTTTAAATTTTTGATTTTTTTGACCGATCCGCGGCCGGGCGGCGGCGCGCTATTTTTTTAATTTATCTTTGATGGAATCTAGATGATGATTCATCTCGGCGGCGTATTCGTCAAAGGACATTGCAAAGGGCCATTTAATTTCGTCAATAATCTTTTGCAGGTCAGAGCTGTCTTCTATTGATTGCCACGCCGAAAGGAAGCTGTAGGCAGCGCCCACATATTTCTCCATTTGCAGGACAAACTCTTCTTCATCCGAGAGAACGTGCCACGAATCAATACCGTCAATAAGGGACAAACCTGAGCCGTCTTCCCAGCGCACACCAACAGTGATTTGCCCACCAAGGGATGCAACTCGGGTTACCCTACCCATAGCGCCAGGTTTAAGTTTGGTGTACGGGTCGTCGGTATAGATAAGTCTTATGGACTTGCCTATCTTTTCTCTGCCTTTTAGGGTCTCTTGGGACATGATCATCCTCCACGGTGATAGGTAGTAGTAGTGCCCTTAACTCTATCCAGCAGCCATTAAAATGTCAACCATTATTAAAAGAATGTTTCTATCAATTTTTGGACATGTGCTTGGGACGAACACCTGTTCGTCTAGTGTTGTGGTTATGGACAACGACACACGATTCAGTACATATATCCAGGCTCTTGAGCAATACATTCAGAGAGAAGGTGATTCTCAAATTCCGGCTGCGCACATTGAAAAATTTCAAGAAAATGAAATTTCACTGGGAGCTTGGGTCGGATATATCAGACAGCGATATCGTAAAAATCAATTGTCAGAAGACAGAATCCAAAAAATTCAAAAAATTCAAAATTGGCAATGGGGCCCATTCAAGCCTGGTCCAGCAACAGACATCAACAGGAATTCACAAATCCATGAAATGCGCAGCGCAGGTAAATCCCTGCGTGAGATTGCAGATGTTTTTGATTTGAGCCGGCAGCGGGTTCATCAAATAGTTAAAAAAAATGAAGAAATTTAAAACGTTCCGCGGAAACCAGATGGTCATCCACCACCGTCATCTTAAATAAAGGAAATTTATGAAACCGCCGCCCGGGTACACAACATCATCAAAAAGAGAATTAAATCAATTTTCCAAATATTCTTCACTGGTCCCAGAAGCTTCTAAAAAAGCCCCGTCATTCGGCGTTTTGGGCGGGGCTCTGTTTGGCTTTGCTGGAATTTCTTTGGTCTATTCGTTTTCTTTACTCGGAGTTCTTAGCGTCTTGCGTGACGCTGGTGCTATCTCGTGGACTCTGACGTTCCTAGAGGCTCTAGCCGTGTCTGCATTGGTGGCTCTAGTGCGCACTATGGAGCGAGCCTTAAACGCTATCTCACTCAAAGACAATGAGAATAGAAGCGTGGACTTAAGTAGCCGTAATTCGGGTGGTCGCAAATAGTTATCTATTAGTAGTACCAGTCGTGGCAGTACGTCTATCCTCAAAACATACAGAGTCACAAATAGTACATAATAGATAACTTTCATGATTTGATTATTCCTCGTTTCTAAGTTATCTATTAGTAGATATTCAGTGGCATAACAATAATTGGAGTCTGCTCGCCGACCCAAGCACCAATGCAGTTATAGGATATATATTCGTCTGCTTCGTCCTCAGTCATGCCGTCACGTTTCATGCACACGTTCATCATTTTTTCCCACGAATAAACTGCCAATAAAGGTTCGTTTATTCTCTGAGAGAACCCGATTAACGCCTCATCAAATCCGTCCATAAGCAGGGCATTTTCGCCTATGTTTTCTAGGTGTTCGTTTATTTGTTTTCTAATCTCGCTTATCATTTTTTCTCTTTCTTTGGAGTTATCTATTAGAGTTATCTATTAGTCTCAGTGAGCGTCTATCCCTCTATTGACTGCGTCAAGGTAGCGACTAATCAGTAAAGAAATTATCTCTAGGCACTCATGGTCAGTAACCCACTCACCGTCTATGTTTTTTGTTGCCAACACTCCGTCAAGCACCCAGCCTGCAAACCCACCATAAGCGTCTATGACCTGCTGTAGCCTGTCATCGTTCGTGAAGGGCTGTAAATATCTCTCGTGCCACTCATCAAGTGTTATTTTTTTTGTCATTGGCTCGCCCCTTTTAATGGTCAGACCAAGCGTATTGTTCCATAGCAGACAAGAAATCTAAACCTGCATTTTTGATTAAATCATCATGCGTAAGTTCTGCTTCTCGTTGCGAGAACTTGCCTGCGATTATCATGTTTTTGACTTCTGTAAGAGCCTCTATCGCCTCTTGCAGACTATTAAGAGTGCTTTCTAAATCTGCCATTTGATTCAGTGTTAAGTCGTTGTAGTGTTCTTTTGGTATTTCTATTTCTTTCATTTTTTTCTCTTTTCTAGTAGTTGTTCCGTGAATAAGACACTACCCACCAGTTGGAGTAATTAAACTGGTGGGTAGTGCTAGTCTTGCCTGCCGTTTAGAGCAGGCGAGAAGTTATCTATTTAGTTAGTCGGTCAAAGGGATAGTGCCGTGAACGCTTTTCCACACTTCCTTAAACATTGGTGGATAGACGCTTTTTGCCTTTCCATTGTTCGCCAGTTGCTTTAGTTGCTTTATTGCTTCGTCAGCGTGGGGAACGATGATATAGCGATTCTTGCGAGCGTATGTCAAACACTGCATAGCGAGAACACTATTGAAACTGTCATTGTGTCCACATACTCCCCCGTCAGTGACCCATACGAGAGGTGCATTTTTCTTGGCTCGATTCTTAACGCCCCACTCAATAGCAGGGAAGTCAACGCCGTTTCCGAATCCATAGTCGGGCAACTGCTCTACCATGCGACCCTTATCAGCGACTATCCACATATTCGTTCCAGTATTGCCCCTATCCGAATACATAGCGATAGTAGCACCTGGAGCGTGTTCTAGGATTTCTGCAATTTGTGATTCAGTGAAAGACATAGAACCACTTGCGTCAAGTATGACCATGCCACCACTACCACGAACTGTTCTGTCAAACACTCGCATACTTGGGTCGGTCAACATACGGTGCATACGGCGTGGTCTGCGACCCATGTTTGTAGCAATTCGTTTTTTACCGATATGACCTTTGCTGTATTTTGGCATTGGGCAACGCTCTATCCGTAGTTCTGTCCAGCGTGGGATACCACGAGTAGGTTCGCTCGGGGTGATTTGGTCAAGGTCAGGCTTTCCGTCTTTATTTCCACTATCAGACGCACCTTTGTTGGTGTGTGCAGTTCGTTTGTCGGAGTTATCTATTGAGGAATCGCCCTCGCTTTTATCCGACTTGTTTGACTTTTTGACTTTTTTAGTTTGTTCAGGTGGTGGTGGAAACATGGCAAGTCTGTCTATCCACTCTGCGATTCTCTCGGTGTGAGAGAACCCTATGGGTGATAGTCCACTACTGCTATCTACGCTTGTGTCTGCAAGATCTCTAGATTTATCGGCTTTCTTAATTTCTCTTAATGCTCGCTTAGAGATTTTAAGTAAGATTTCGCCCCACTCTCTGTTATGTCTGCGAACGCCGTTTAGGAATAATTTGTTAGCACCTGTTCCAGCAGTTGCGAACGCCGTAGCCACGCAACCAGCCCAGTCTTTGGTTGCACCCATACGCTCCCCGTCTGCGAGTTCGCCCCCGTCTGCCAAGTGCGACATATCAAACCCTGCTTTAGAGCATAGGTAGTTGACTCGCAATTCCTCAGCAACAATGAGTGCTTGCTCTGACGCAATTTGTCGTTCCACCCACTTATCCATTTGCGTAGAGGGTGAGATTTTGGAGTGCATCATTTCATGCGCCCGAACAGCCCGAGCCTTTTCATCATCATCGCTTGGCGCAAACATAATGCGTTCAGTAATGCTTGTTCGTGGCTCGCCACGCACTGCTCGGCAATTTTCGACTGTCCAAGTGCCGTGTTCTATGTCTTTTCGCCCAATAAGGGTCGGCTCTGCCTTAGCCGACCCCCTCTTGGAGTTATCTATTGAGGTAGGGAAGGGCTTGCCCCTACCTGCTGTAGTTTGTGGAGTGTGTCGTGACATGGTTATTTCACCATGTCCACTGCAATAGCGTCAAGAATCTGCTTAGCCCTGCGCCCGAAGGTCAGGTGGCAGGCTCGTTCCATACCGACACTCTTGCGAAGTGTGTCAAGAGCGATGAAGGCTCGGAGTGAGATTCTGTCATCACCAGCGTCAGCCATGCGAACTGCATACTCACGAAGGTCAGGTGAAAGACGAAGCAACGCTTGTGGGTGTGGCTTGTCAATGCGAATCCGAATCGGGAATCGGTCAGCGAGAGCAGTTGGGAGTTCGCCCATTGTCTCAATGTTTGTAGTCATAATTGCTGAGAATCCCTCTAATGGACGAATTACCTCGCCAGTCTCAGGGTGTTCGTATGAAGCCGATTCAGGTGAATCAAGCATTGAGAGAAGTGTTGCGAACACATCGCCCGAAGCCTTGTCAACTTCATCAACGATGAGCCGACCACCCTTTTTCCCGTTTCCTTGCCAAGCCTTTAGAGCCGAGCCATTGAGCCACTGGAATCCACCTTTGCCGTTTGGCATGAATCCACCAGTCACGTCCATATTGGTCATGTCCTCTGTGCAGACCAGTCGGTATGCGCCAGCCGAAACATCACCAGTAGTTAGACCTGCGTAAGTCTTTCCGATACCCGAAGGTCCGAATAGAATCACTCGGTCAATTCCTGCATTAAGTGTGTCCTCAAGTGCCTGCCAGCACTCGGGGAGTTTGTTCGTTGTATCTGCCATTTTATTACTCCTTTTTGTTGTGGTTGATATGGCAAGACCAACTGTATCGGGAAGGGTACAGACTAGCCAACATTTATTTAAGACTATTTATTATTGTTGGAAGTTATCTATTAGAGAGAGTTATCTATTAGAGGTGTGCTTGGAGTTATCTATTAGAGGTGGCTGTTTGGGTGTGGGCAAGCACGAAGCGAAGCGAAGTGTGCGCCAGTTATCGGAAGCCCCCCGTCGTGCCTGTCTGCTTGCTCGGCGAGCCGAAGCCCCGTTTGGTTTTGGGTAGAGCGGGGCTTTTTTGTAAAAAGAAAGAAAGATAAAAAGTTATCTATTAAAGAAAGACTTATTTATCTTTAGTCTTTGGGTTCGTTATTTCGTAAAGACCCTTTTTGATTTTCTTAAAGTATGGAGAAATCTTTAAGAACTCAAGAGTTGTCTGGTAAGAGAACCCGCAAACCTCTACCAGTTGTTCGGTAGTGAATTGTTCGGCTTCATGAAGTTTCGCCCAAGCAATAAAAGAATTCCATTTTTTTTCTCTTTTTTCTGGGCGCAAAGACTCGGCAGTTTCTATTTCCTGTTTACCTAAAGCCCTTTTAATTACTTCGGGGATTACATGCTCCATGACGGAGTATGAGCGCAAGACAGATTCGGGGGCTTTTGCTTGCCCTTCCTTTTGCCAAATCCCCAGCACATGTAGCCCTCTAATGAGTTCGCCGATGTAGGAAATTTCATCTTTGGGTACAGAGTAGTTAGAGCCGTACTTTTCTCGGGCTTTACTCCACAGTTCTTTATTGACTGTATCTACGTACTCGTCATTGATAGTTTCCACGATAAATCCTTTTTTGTAGTTAAAAGTTATCTATTAGCCCCCCATGCTACCGAACCCAATATCAGACTTGCGCGGTACATGGTTAAAAAAGTGAAATTTTCGTTATGACTTGGAGTCCGAATTCTTCGCACTGCCACCACTGCCATCTCATCCACCACCGTCATATAAAAAATTACATTTTTTTGATTTTTTCTCGCCGCCGGCCGGCCGCCCAAGAGTGTATTTTTTTGATTTTTTTTAACGTCGGGAGCAATTTTTGAAAGAGTAAAGCGGGGCTCAGGCTGACAGCAAAGCCGAATCACTCCTCCTGATTCTTTAGGTGTTCCTCTAGCGAGAGTATGACTGCGCCCGATTCCTCTTTGGCTTCCAGTGCGCTCATTGCGTCAAGTACTAAGTTATCTATTAGGTCTAGTCGGTTTATCTCATCGTCATCTAGTGCATGACCTTTATATTTTGGTTTTAGTTTGGATATCGCCTTCTGACGTTCTTTGTCATTAGTACATTTGGCGACTTCGTGGACTTCCTTTGCGTCAAACATGAGCCGTGAGTTGTTCTGCACGAATAAGCCTATGGCTTCGGTCAGTAGGGATAGGTCCTCAATATCAAATTGCCCAAGTGCCAAAAAAGGGTTGTTTTTGTCCTCGCCAGTTAATTCTATTGTCATGCTGTTTCCTTGTCTGTCTCTGTTAGTAGGAGTAGTCGGATATCAAGAAGTAGGTCAATGATTTCAGACGAAGCCACCAACTCCCTTCCCGATATTGTGCCTATTGCTTTATCAACAATTTCGGTGATTTGCTTTACGGCGTTTTCGTTCATTGTGGGTTATTTTTCTTTTTAGGAGTTGACTCCAATAATGAGTGGAAGTGTTCTGCTAGGAGTTTTCTCTGCATAAAACTGCAAGCACTAGCCATAATAAAAGTCATCATGCCAGTTTCCTCACTGATTTCTATTTGCGACCAACTCATGTCTGTTTCGTCAAACACTGGAACGCCCTTGTCATCGTAAGAGTAAGTGCAATGACCGTTTATGGCGTATTCGTGTTCCCAGTCCACGCCACTAACTATGATTCCCTCTTTTACGGTAGTAAATGGATTTGTTTTGTAGTCCTCAGCCAAATCGCCTCGCTTCCAATTTTCGGGCAGTTCACCGTTTACTTGTGCAGTGTCGTGGTATCCCTCAACAGCGAGAATCATGAACTCAAATTGTTCGCTTGGCAATGCGCCAATTACGTCAATTAAAGCGTCACGAACATCGTCCGAGTGGATAAGTGGAATCATGCCCATTTTGATTTTTTCATTGTCGCCAACTTGGAGTTTCGGCGTGTTCTCTGCGTCTGCATTATAGGCAACCAACAGAAGTGGTGGGTTGTCAGACATTGGTTCTGCTTTGCACATTTCTGTTTTTGCATATATGGTTCGGGTCATTGTGTCTTTGAGTGCTTCCAGCATTACCTGATTACGAAACTTCGTAGGGTCGCTTGTGCGCTCTGGTGCTTCGGTGTTTTGGTTGTCTTTTTCGTCTGACATAATTTCTCCTTGTAGTAGTTGTGGTTAGTAGAGCATATCAGTAAGGGTACAAACTAGCAGAGTTATCTATTAGCCGAGTGGTCGCCATGCAAGCATGAAAGGTGCAGGCATAGCGACCACCACGAACCGATAACTAGCCCTTAATGACTTCTTGTGGTCGGACTTTCATTGCATTGCATAGACGCAAGAAGGTTTCCATACTTGGCGAGAAGTGCAGGTTCTCAATTCGGTTGACTGTTTTTCGGTCAAGACCAGCCCTATCGGCGAGTTCCTGTTGCGACCAGTCTTTTGCTTGTCGCTCCTGCAATAAGCGCATTGCTATTTTTTTTGATTCTTTTTCTATTTTGGTATCCATTTTTTCCTTTGTTTGATTATGGGTTTGTGTCTAATAAGTTATCTATTAAGTTAAAAGGGGGTAGTCATCACCTTTTCTTTCGGTGGTTTAGCCGAGTAGCACCGTGAGAAGGAATTCATAACTTTCTGATATCCCGTTTCTAATTTATCGTCACGGAGTTCTCGGGCTTCATTGCACATGTCGTAGTAAGTATCCATATAGTCGCACTCTTTGATTTCAGGATTACTTTCTGCTAGTTGTTTCTGAGTTTCCAACCACTCATCTGCTTCCACAGTGTTGGCAGACCCAGCATTGGCAGTATGGCGAATTTTCCCATTTTGGACTATTTCGTATCCAGCAAAAAAATCTGCTTCCTCTGTGTATCTCAGCCCGAAAATTAGAGTCGGGTACTTCGTGGATATGCCCCTAATTAAGCCAGACGCAGGCGACCAAGCACTAGTGAAGTAAATATGAAGTGGATATTTGCCTTTGCGACTATTGACTTCCAAATCGCATGCGCCCCACTTTGTTCCCCACACTTCTACTGCGTGGTTATAGCCGTCAAAGCCATTTTCTTCCATAGTCGCATAGGTTCTTATGAGTTTTTCATTTCCGTCTTTGTCGGTAATAGTTTTGTAGGCGTATGTTCTTTCATCAAGTGGGCATAAGTGGTTGAGTTCGCTCGTTGTATGGATTACCCCCTCAGAGTCGGGAACTGACTGTTGCATGGCGTCAAAGAATTCGTCAATGTCAGATTTCGGTCCTCGTATTTCTAGGTTTTGATAGCACCAATTAGGCATATTTAATCCTTTGTTAGTTGTGGTACGACCCACTATATCCCCACAAGTACAGACTTGCCAACCTCATCCACCACCGTCAAATAAAGTTATCTATTAGAGAGTTATCGGAAGCCCCAGCGTTCAGGGTCATCAAATAAAATCATTTTATTTACAGCCGAGAGTTATTGGAAGCCCCCCAGCCCCCTATGCCGACAGGTCGAAGCCCCGCATGTTCCGTTGGACCCGGGGCTCTTTCCGGTCAAAAAAAAGTTATCTATTAGGGTTAGGCGTCTAGCAAATCCTCTTTTGCAGACACTAGTTCGCAAGAGTAAATACGCCAACCATTATCGCCAGTGGATACACACTGCTTTAGAACACTCTTAATGTCTGGGAAATAGTGAAAGACATCATCATCAGGAATCCCATACTCGTCAAATAATTCATATTTTGGCTGACGAGAAAGCGAGCAATAAACTAATTCTCTAGTTTTGGCAACTACAGAATAGGGAGACTCCAACATAATCTCATCTGAGATGATTTCAGCCTTTATACCTATTACCCGTTCGTTTCGTTTTTGAGCAATGAGACACTGATAGATAACGGACACAAGCGAGCGAATTCGCGAAAAAAAGTTATCTATTATCATTAGTAGAGATCCCAATTATAGTTGGCGTTATTAAAAGCAACTTGCTCAGAGCAGACACCAGCGACCTCTAGCGTGTCTTGGTTGATAATGCGACTACATTTACCACAAACGTAATATACGCCTTGCCAGTCACCGTTAAGCGTTGGTGGCGTAATGCTCCCGTTGGGCAGACAAGTAAAAAATCCGTCTAAGTGTGGTTCGTTTTTACACAAGCAAATAAACCAGTCTTTGTCGCCGTTTATTACTTCTTTACTTCTTATCATAAAGTTGCTCCATTGTCAGTCGTTGCTCCAACATCGCCCAATGAAAGCAGTCCATAAAGATTTCTCTTTTTAATTTATTGCTGAGAACACGAGTTGGATAAAGCCTATCTGCTCGCTTTTTAGCCTTCTCTGTTTCTTGGGCGAGATGATTAAGCCACCACTCATTAAATTCGTTTACAACTACTCCCACGATATCCACCCTTCTGGTGTCACATAGTTTGGGTTGCCCATTTGCTCCAACTCTTTTTGAGAGTAGGGCGCACCAGTGAAACGGAGATTTTTTAGTCTCTCAATTTCTGCTTTGAGTTGGTCTATCTCTTGTTGTGCCTCTTGTCTGCCCTGCCAGTAAGCACGACTGACTGTTTCTCGCAACTCCTGTGGATTTGTGTTTATCATCATTATCTATCCCCTTTGATTTCTAGTGGTTGGTAGTTGTTATCTATTAAGCCTAATTCCTTAAAGGTTTCTATTGTTAAACCTAATTCATCAAACATATTAATCAGGTCGTCAATGAGTTCCAACTCCTCATCTTTGGACATAATTTTATCGCCAGGACAATACCGAGTGACTTTGTCATAACTACAGAGAATATGCTCAGAACTTTTACGCCCACAAGCAGTACAAATTTTATCTGTCATATCGTTGCTCCTTTTAGTAGAACATCAGCATACTGATAAAGGTACAAACTAGCCAACCCATACAGAATAGTTATCGGAAGCCCCCCGTATTAGTTTGGGTTAAAGCCCCGGCTTTTGGTGTGTCGGGCGGGGCTTTGTTCGTTGGGTTGGGTTGGTGAAAAAGTTATCTATTAGGGGTAGGCGAAAGAGTGGCACACGGGGGGGTGTGCCACTCTCTCATAGATAACTAGTCCACCCAGTCGCTTATGGTGATACTGGTATCGACATTTGCGAGTAGAGCGTTTAGTTTCTCGTTGAGTTCTATATCTGCGCCCATTTCACGAGCCATTTCTACGAACCTGTTTGACATAAAAGCAGGGGGTAGTTCGTGGCTCTCTCCGTCATACTCGCCCGTTTCGCTGAAAGAGCCAACGATTACGCAGTCACCTGCGAGAACTTGATTAAAGAGAAACGACGAAACTGGATTTGCTGGCAAACCAATGAGTAGCCCTTCGTCGTGGACATAACCGACAATGCGCCTTTCGTGATTTCTTACGCAGTCAAACCAACCCCCAACACTTTCGTGGATAATTTCGTGGTCGTTATTGTTTGTCAGTTCTATTGGTAGAACTTCACCATTTGTTTTAAGTAGTAATGCTGTTGGCATTTCTGCCCCTTTCTAGTAGTTATCTATTAGTGTAATGGGGGCATTTAACCCCCACTACAAACTTGACAAGTTAGGCTACTTCGCTAACTTTTTTGCTTGCTGGCTTCTCTGCGCCTTTCGCAGGCTTGACTGTGACCCGAAAGAAGTTGTTTACTTCTACGCAGGTGCTAATAATTCTCTTGCTGATTTCGCCTTTATCTTGTGCGCTATCCCAAGCACGAGTATCTACTGTTGGCTTGGTGACTTTACGGAACAAAGCAGGCGTGAGTTTCTCACGGAGTTTCTCAATGTCAAAGGTTCGGCGTGATGACGGTGAAACCTTCACTACAAGGTCGTTCACTTCTGTCTCGCTAATTCCTTCGGCTTGGAACACGGCGAGCATTGTCTCTTTTGTTTCTGCGAGAACTTGCTCGGCTTGCTCTTGGAGTGTTAGGGCTTTTAGATAATTCTCTGTCACTTCTATCACTTTTGTCTTAGTAGCCATTTTGATTACCTTCTTTCTAGTTGGTGTGGGTTGTGGCTAGCCACTACCCTACACCCCTAATAACAGACTTTCCAACATACCTAGACAGTTATCTATTAGAGACTTGCGCCATACGAACACCAGTTCGGTTATTCTTTTTGCGTGAACCAAAGCAGAGATGACAGTTATCGGAAGCCCCCCGTGCCTAAGTATTTCTTTAACGCAGACAAAGCCCCGCATCAAGTCCGTTCAAGCCGGGGCTTTGTTCACAACATCAGCCTGAACGAACGGGGGGCATTAGATAAGTCCGACTTACTATTTATGTTTCAACGGCTCTCTGACCTAGAGACAAACATAAACGAACTTCGTGAGGCGAACTCACGACTGCGGGCGTTGCTGTATCGCAACTCTTTCAGAGTGGTATGAGTTATCTATTAGTATTTATTTTCGTTGCTGTTTGGCTTTTGACTATCTACCTCTAATAGATAACTCGGCACAATAAGAGAAGGGGTTGGCGGGCGATTTGCCCACCAACCCCTTTGGGTTGAGCCTGTTAGGGATTACAGGTATTCAGCCACGCTCTTGTAGGTGCTTGCCGAGACTTCGGTTTGTTCAGTCATTTTCAGAACACGAATTGCTTGTGTAATTTCGTCTTTTTCACGCTTGTACTGATGTTCTGGATAACCGTCTGGACTTTCTGGCTCAACGGGGAGTGATGACTTCGGCAAAAGGACACTCACATTGAACGCTGTTTTTCCTTTTTTCTTGTCGTGTCGGTCTGCCCAGTGGTTCTTGCTTGCTTCGGTGATTTCGGCTTTGCCACTCTTGATTAGTTTGAGCACGGCAAGGTTGTACGCCTCTTGTGCCTTCTCAAACTTTTCCTGTTCTTTTTCTCGCTCAACAAACCGTTTTTCACGGTCTGCCAATGCCTTTTCTAAGGCAGAGATGAGCGAACTCACCTTCACCTTTACTGACAGGGACTTACTCATTATTTTACTCCACTCTCGTTGGGTCTAGTTGTGTGGTACAACGAGAGTACCTTCATAGTATCGGTAAGGGTACAGACTAGCCAAGTTATCTATTAGTGATAGTCGGGTCTTCCACCACCGTCAAATAATAAGAGCAAATGTTGGCGACCCCTTCACGCACGACCCCAGTGGGCGAAAGTTATCGGAAGCCCCCCGTGTCTGCCGAAAGTATTTGTCTGTTTTTTTCAGGTCGAAGCCCCGCGCTGTTTGGCGCAGGCGGGGCTCAGCCTGGCTATTTTTTTTGGGCAAATAGTTATCTATTAGAGATAGAGATAGAAAAAGTTATCTATTAGAGATAGAAACTTTATTCGCAGTCGTGCCCGTAGTAAAACTCGTCAGGCGATAGTCGCTTGCCACACTCCACGCACGGCGTAGATAGTAGTTCTATCGCTGGCTCAGTAGTTTTTATTTGCTCAGTCTCGGCGTTCATATTCCCTCTTTCAGTTTTGTGATTAGTGCGTCTAACTGACTTTCGCTTACTACTGACGATAAAGCACCCACCAAGAATTCTACGGCGCTATCGCCCCATACAGCCCGTGCGAGTAATGCGAGTTCATTTTCTTTCTCGGGGTTGCTGGTCATACGCTCACCTTATTAAACGGGCACTCGGCAACCTCGCCGAAAACTCGCTCGTAGAGTTCACGCCCTGTTTGCCACTCGTGCCAGTCGCCGTCAGATGAGATAGAGACATAAGAGCCGTAGATATGTTTGGCTCGTATGAGTATCGCCGTAATAACGGCGTCATAAGGTTTATAGGCAGTCTTACAAAAGTTAAAAGTCTCGGGCTCGTCTTTACGGTGTTCGCTAATTGTTGGTATGCCTTCCCAGTAAAAAGTCTCGTGCGCTAAGTCTCTGCCGTCATCACTAAAAGCACTCGCATCACCGTTAATGCTGAAAAATGCTTCGTTAAACTCAGGCTCGCCCTCACCGTACCCATTACGAATACGGATACCGTCTTGCTCGGCTTGTTTAATAATCTTTAATGCGTCAAATGCGAGTTGCCCAAACATATACGCTGAGTGAGTGTGGTAATGCTCGCCGTCAGGTCGTGGTCTGCGCCAATAGTGTGTATATCCCATTTTTCCTCTTTCGTTTAGTAGTTGTTTTTAGAGTATCGGGCTAGATACAGACTAGCCAAATAGTTATCTATTAGTTATCGGTCGGCAATATGACTATTTGCCCTGCGTAGATAGTTGAGCCGTACTCGCTCACCATATCGTCAAGAGCGTCTGTGAAAGTGCCTGAACAATGTTTACGCACTATGCCATCAAGTGTGTCGCCATTTTTTACAGTTATAGAAAGATTAGGGCAAGTGTATGACGGTCTAGGCATACCAAAATAAACTAAAAGAAAAATAATTATTGACGGAATTATTATTCGCCAAATGCCCTTTAGTAATATCCTGTAATGCTCGTCTATTCTTAATTGCTTTTCTAGTTCGCTTTCTGTTTTCATTGTGTATCCCTTTCGTGTTTAGTAGTTATCTATTAAGTTAGGGCAAGTGAAAGAATAAGTCAAGCACCCTCGTATTTAGAAAAATAAATAAAAAAAATAAATAGGTAGTAAAAAAGTTATCGGAAGCCCCCCGTAATAAACCAAAGTTGGTTGTTCAGAAAAAGCCCCGGCTTTACACTGCTTGGAGCGGGGCTCGCGCTCGCGCAAGCGTGTGGCTATCTATCGGTATAGAGTTATCTATTAGTAGATAGGTCGCTAATCTAATGCGTCAGGGTCGGCGCCGTAGGTTACAGTGAACTCTCTGCCCATTGGCACGTCATGGTGCGATAGGCGCAACACTAAGACATTCTCGTTAAGCCGATAGCGCAATGTCCATTCGCCTTCAATGGTTATGCCACGAACTAATTCTTCAACCGTGTCGGCGTGGAATGAGCCACTGACATTCCTATTCCATAGTGGTAGTCCATTAACTTGCCACCAATCATTAGGGTTATTACTCATCCAATCGCCTAAGTCGTTCTCTAGTAAGTCAATCGTGGTATTCCAACAATCGCCATAACATTCGTCAGACGCAGTGTAAGTGTCAGTCTCTTCGTCATAGTTGGCGCAACTGCAACTATTCGTGATAGTGCCATCCCATCCGTCTGTGACTCCCTGCAAGTCGTTCATTATGATTACCATTACTAGTCATCCCTTCGTTAGTAGTTATTTATTAGCGTACTAGTTAAAGTACAGACTAGACGAGTTATCTATTAAGATAGTCGGGCTGGATTGTGGGCAAGCACGAAGCGTAGCGAGTGTGCGCCAGCCGAGTTATCGGAAGCCCCCCGTAATAAACCAAAGTTGATTGTTTGGGGAAAGCCCCGGCTTTGCACTGCTTAGAGCGGGGCTCGCCCTTGCGCAGGCGTGTAACTATCTATCGGCATAAAGTTATCTATTAGTAGATAGACCGTCAATTTAGTTAGCCCGCCTAACTATCTGAGTCGCACCATTCCTCTAGGTGGTGACTCTCAATGATTGCCCACGCAGGCGCAGACTGATTACCTCGCCACGACACGCCTTCAGGCAATTCAATAAGTTCATCGCCGTTCAGGTTGGCGTTATAACTATCAATCGCCTTAATGCATACAGGCACCATAAGCGCAGGCACGGGCGGATAGTGATTAACTGCCAAGTGCAAGCGGATTGACTCTGACCTGCCAAGCGCAAACTCTACGATGCCTTCGTGCAAGTCCTTTGCAAATTGTCTGCCCATTACAGGTCCCCTGCCTCTTTGAGTGCTTGCCTCTCGGCGTCAATTCTTCGTTCGTTGGCTTCGTGTAGTGCTTCGTCTTCATCGTATGACTCGGCGTTCACCAATATCTCGCCGTCTTCATCCAACATATAGAATGGTACGAAGTATATGGAATATCCATAACTACCTTCGTAGTCAATCCAACCGACATTTTTGAAGAATTGCCCAGTTGCCCACGCACACTTCAGTTCGTTAATTTGCAAGTCATCGCCAAAGTAATCGGCGTAATTCTCTTGCGTGATTAGCGTAGGTTGCCATTGTGGCTCGCTAGTAATCCACCTATCTAGTGCTGACTTATTAAGTGCCATAACTCATCCCTTCATTAGTAGTTGTTTATTAGCGTACTAGCTAAAGTACAGACTAGACGAGTTATCTATTAGAGATAATTATTCAGAGTGTGGGCAAGCACGAAGCGAAGCGAAGTGTGCGCCAGCCGAGTTATCGGAAGCCCCCCGTATTCAGTCCCCCACTTTTGGGGAAAAGCCCCGCGCCGAACCCGTCGAAGCCGGGGCTCTTCCGAGTGCCGGACACCCAGTGATCGAGCCAGGTCGTGTGTAAAAAAGTTATCTATTAAAAATGATTTCTCATCTCTAATAGATAACTCTACTTAATGATTTACAACGCGAGTAGGCGAGCCTTAGTCGGTCGCTTAAAAAATCCAAAACACTCATCACGGTCTGAACGCTCAACGCTTGCCGTGAACTCAATACGATCTCCAACGCTCGGATACAGCGAACTAGGTTGCGAACCCCAGACGGTAAAGCCCGTGTCGTCTTTGACCGTCATAACGTGGCGCGTACCATAATCAGTATCTTTACTGTCCACCGATACGACCTTGCCGATTACCGTGACGCGCCCGATAGGGCAGGGTACGCGAACTTCGGTAGCGCGTTCACGCTCGCGCTCAGCCTTGCGCTCAGCGTGTTCTAGGTGCTTGTCGTAAGAACGGGCAAGGGATACGAGCAAACCCATACGCTTGCTATCCGTAGAACCAGACAGCACTAAAGAACGCAGATTAGCGATATAGCCTTCGCTATCAGTGGTCGCACTAATCCACTCAATAGCGCATACAGCGCGAGCATAATGCTCGTCAGTGACAGCGATTATGTCATCAGGGCGCATAGGGCGTAGTGCGCTCTCAACGCGCTTGCGCGTAGTAATGCCTTCTGTCGGATTACCTTCTGCGTCAGTAGAACTACGCCAACCATTAACTTCTATAGACGCGACAGATAACGCGACTATTTCCGTGAGTGAGTGAGTAGAACTATTACGCGCAAAATCGTCATCACTCCACTCGTTTAAGTCAGTATCAAAAATCTCCCAGACAGCAGGCAAGTTATGACCCGTAAAATCACGCAGGCAAGCCTTACCAACCCTATGGCTAACGCCGTCTTTATCGCGAACAACTATCGTGAACTTGCGAGCGCGATTATGTCCACAGTGGTCGCAGGTCGCAGGCGCGTGTAGTAAATCAGTAGGCGCGTATGCGCGAGCGTATGGCGCAACGCTCACGATATTGCCCGTAGGGAAATGTTCAACGCTTGCGATTACTTGCCAGCCACCAGACAATACAGGTCGCTCACCGTGAACGACATACGCTATGCGTGGCGTGACGCACTCACGACCCAAATCGTCAAGATGCTTGTCAATAAATCGGCGCGTGACTTTGACTACGGGCGCAGGTACGCCCATACGCTCACAACGCTTTGCTAGAACGCGCTCGCGCTCTAATAACTCGGCTTCTAAATAAGCAGGCACAATAACTTCGCGTAGTTCAGTGGTATCCATATAACGCCCCTTCGTGTGGTAGTAGTGGTACAGCCACGCTATCACGGCTGTATCAGACTTGTCGGGCATAGTTATCTATTAGAAATGCGCGAACCGTTTGAGAGTTATCTATTAGAGATAGGCAGACGCTAGGCGCACCGTCATCAGCGCGACCCAGCCAGTCGAGTTATCGGAAGCCCCCCGTGAGTGATCCAAAGCACACTTCCGCCCCGTCAGGGGGAGGCCCCGCCCAAAACGGGCGTGTCGCGGGGCTTCGACCCGACGGTTGGCTCTCGGCGCAAACTCTCTTTGAGTGTCGGGCAGATAGTTATTCACAATAGATAACTCAACGCCACGACACTCGGGGGGCAAGTGTCGTGGCGTGAGATTAGTTATCTATTAGTGATTAGTTCAGGCTGTTAGCACTCTCACGCATAAGCGTATGGATAGCGTCTGCGAGCGAGCCACGAGCCTTGCCTTCGTCAATAACTGTTTCGGTTGGGTTATCGCCAAACCTAAGCACACTTACTACGCTAGTGCGATTAGCAAGCACGACTAGACGAACTCGCCTTCGTTGTGCGTGTTGGCTTGGTGCTACTTCGTTAGCGTCATCATCATCACTACTAATTGGTGCTGCCCAACCACAAGTGACGATAGCGACCGTGTGCGACCGTTTCGCTAATTCCAAAGTTTCATTATTCTCTAGCAATTCATAGACATCACCATTTGCCAATGGTGCTGATAACTCAACTCCAAATAGTCCGTCAGTAACGGACATCAGTAGAGCCTTCTTTATCTCAAACCCGAGAGTGTCATTTATCTCACTCTCAACTCGTTCTGCCATTTCTAGCAATTCCATTTTTTATCTCCCTTGTGTGTGGTGGTTATTACACTTTAACTATACCTAGTAGGGTTCAGACTAGCCAAGTTATCTATTAGAGATAGTCGGGCTAAATTGTGGGCAAGCACGAGCGTAGCGAAGTGTGCGCCAGCCGAGTTATCGGAAGCCCCCCGTGTCGGAAGCGCACTTCTGCCCTGTCAGGGAAAGGCCCCGCTTTTGAGACGGCGAAGCCGGGGCTTCTCCCGTTCAAACTTTCGCTGCAAAAATACGGGAGGCATCCGATAAGTGGCTAGTCTGTACCGTCTGTGATACGCTAACACCACACCACAACGAAAGGGAAAAACAATGAACACATCAACCAAAATCAACGGAATATGGCACAGCGAGAACTTTCTTCAAGCGTCAGTAGAAATTGAAAAACTGTTCGCGCAGGCAAGGCAAGTAGTTCGTAGTCTTGAAAATCTCAATCAAGACGGCGACATTACAATGGCATCACAAGACCTTCAAAAGAAAGTTCAATTTATGATTGAGTTCGCACAAGGCATCTCAGGATTTGCCAGCATCAACCTTGTTGAGGACTTGAAGGAAGTCAGTGATAAAGTCCAAGAAATGTTGAAAGATGTTCTCTAATAGATAACTAAGAAAGGGAAAACATTATGTACGATTTTGGAATGTACACCAATGAGGGCGACATCGCCCTCGCCGAGAAATTGACCGAAGCACTTGAGACGATGCCGAGTGGCTTGACAGCTGACGAGCGGTACGCACGAGTGAGCGACCTATGTGGGTCTGACCCTGACTTTAGTGCGCAACACAGCGAGTGGCAAGACACGGCAGTGCGTGAAGCGATTTATGCGTGGCTTGACATACCCGAAGCAATGACGGTCAAGGAAGCGGTCGGCACGATTGAGTTCGGAGCGACCATCCGCATCGCAGTGCCAACACTTGACGGTGACGCTGACTCGGTGCTGAACGAGCGACTAGATGAAATCACTGACATCATTCAGGAAGCGATTGAGGGAGCGATGAGCGAGATAGACCGTCGGGTCGGTGACGCATCAGGGCATGAATGGTCAGGCGTTAATATCCGCGTTCTCTGACCACCCCTAATAGATAACTACCCAAACGACGGCGGTCTGACGGGCTGAGTAAGTCTGGTATGTTAACCCGATGACATACCTTTTTTTTTGCTTTTTTTGCCTCATAAAGCCCCGTATTGTGCTTGCAAAGCCGGGGCTTCTTTCGCTTGGTCTTTTGTTCTGGATACGGGGGGCTTCCGATAACTTGCTAATTTGAAAACGTGCTGATACATTGGTGGTATGAGCGAACAATTACTAGATGACCTCAATGACTATTTCGTGGATTGCGAGATTTTCGGCAAACGTCTAGCGCACCCACTGGTTCACGTAATCGGAATTATTGACGTGGCACTAATAAACAAGATGTATTCTCAAAAGAAATTACAAGCGGAGCAGGCGTTAGAGGATGGCAGATTTAGTTTGTATGTTCATCTCCACGAGAAACCATACCGAGTCAATGCGCTGGATGAGATTGCTCACCTAATAGATAACCACTCTGAATATTGGACACTGCTAGGTGACGTATGTGTAGGCACTGAAAACCAGTGGCAAGACAAAGACGTGCTTCGTGAATTACTCACGATAGATAGACCCGAGCGTAATGCAATTATGAACGCTGACGAGTATGAAGAATACAAAGCACTACCCGAGACTCTTACGGTCTATCGTGGATGTCACGAGGGCAAGAACGAAGATGGATTTTCGTGGACTCTGGATAAAGATAGAGCTCAATGGTTCGCCGAGCGACTCGCTGATGGTGATGATGTACCCAAAGTCATAGAAAAGACAATTTGCAAGAGTGAGGTCATAGCACTATTCACTCGCCGAAGTGAACAAGAAGTATTACTAATAGATAACTAAATTGAGAGACTAGATATGACCACGATATCGCTCAACACTAAATTATATAAATACATATGTGAGATGTTTCTTGATGAAGTACCCGTATGCGATATTGCAAAACACTTTGGAATAAAACATAAAGAAGTGAAACAAGTATTGACGGAACAATTTGGAAAGAATTGGAAAGACGTAGAGCGAAATAAGCGCGCGACATTATCGCTCACTATGCCGAAAATTACTGAGCCAGATTTATTCGCTTGCCAACTAGCGTTAATCGCAAATATCGGCAGAAAACAATTTAATGATTTCGCAAATAAGGTAAGAGAAAATTATCCAGATACATATAACGGAGTGGACACCAAGACGAGAAAATTTCGTGTCACTCCAGATATAGATAATGAAGAATTAGATTTAGAGAACCCTACTCATCATTACCCATTGATTCACGTTTGGAAGTATCGGAACTTAACCTAGAGCGATATATCACTAATAGATAACTTGGCTAGTCTGTACTTTGACCAGTACCATTAAAGCATCCACATAATGAGAGGGGAATTATGAAGAAATCATCAAGTAGAAAAGAATGCGAAACATACGCAAAAGATAATAATTTGAAACTTAATCAATACTTTTACAAAGAACACGGTAATCGGTGCTTCTCTCATCAGATTGAGTTGCCTAAAGATCTTTACACCAACTCAGGACATACAGGATTTGCCAGCGAGGATCAACTTTGTGATTTATCAGTAGCAGAATACTGGTTTCTTGTTTTAGAAGAAATGAAAACTTTGGTCTCAGATAGCCCTTGGCTCTCATTTGACGAAGCCAAAGCCGAAGGGTTAAGTGTATAAAAATCGATTTAATAAACAATAACTAAACAACAACTAAACAACGAGAGGGAAATTATGAAAATTCAAGCCAAAGAAATAAAAGAGGGAATGATTATTAAGTGTTCAGATTTTCTTGGACAACAAGTAAAAATCAAAGTAAGTGAAGTATCCGTGAGTCCACAAAGTGTTTACGACATGGACACCGACACCATGAGGGATGGAGTAGACATTGAGGGACACGAAGACGAATATAGCCCTGTAATCTTCCAAACTTTATTTGCTGATGAAGAAGTGGAAGTAGTTGAGCCTCGTAAAAAGACTGGCACTTTTTATGATTTTCTTCCAGAGAACGGCAATTTCACTGAAGAAGATTTATGGGAAGCAATCGCTGAAGCTAACGGAGTGGACTCATCTGAAATTATGGATGGCGATTTAGCCGAGTGGCTCTAAAGAAAAGTTATCTATTAGAGACACTGTTCTCTAATAGATAACTTTTTTTATTAATAGATAACTTTTTTTATTGATAGAAAGAGCCCCGCTCGAAGGGACCACACATCGATTCGGTACGGGGGCTTCCGATAACTTTAAACGTTTCCCCACTGACACCCGTCGTTTGCCGGCCCACCCCACTCAGGGTTTGTACACGTAACCCAAATCGGATAGTACTTCATCCGGCCACGAATGTCCGGCATCTTTGTGATTTCGAAGACGCAGTGCTTACATGGTGGGGCAAGAAGGCTGTACTTCTTCCAATAGATAACCGCTCTCAGGTTTGAGAGTCTTGATGCAAATTTAGAAAAGGGGATCTTGTACATAGTCTGTCATGCCTTTGTCATCGCAAAATTCGTGCTTGTATGAGTGAAGTTCCTCCACTACTCGCGTAATTGTTTTGCCGCTCGAGCGCAGCCAAACCACGCCGAGTCTTTCAGCATTCGCTGACTTCGGGTCAATAGGGAATCCACAAACTACACAATTAAACATTGAATACTGTTTGCTCATAAGATTTGATGCTACAGGATGTCTAGTCTGTTAATGGGGCTGTACCATGAACCTTGTGGTGGCTGACGGGTCACGACGAGCGGTTCTCCCTTCATCTAACCGCTAATAGTGGCCCGTCAGTCGGTTTATTTCTGAGTTAAACTTACCGAATGAGGATGTTTCTTGATAACAAAGAACTCATTTTTGATTTCCCGTTCGACCAAGAACAGGTAAGCGAAATAAAGAGAGTAAATGGAGCTCGATGGGACAAAGTAGCCAAGGTGTGGAGAGTTCCAATTACGTCCATCGCCTCTGCTAGGGAGTTTGCTCTTAAGTACGAGTTCGAAGTCACCTCTGATGTTTTAAAATTCCAGGCCCCAAAAAGTATTGCTTCCCACGGCGAGCAACGCGTGTCTCTTTATGACGACATGATATATATGAAGTTCCCATACGAGCGAGTAATAATCGCGGCAGTAAAAAAAATCCCGGCTGTTTCATGGGATGGAGCACGATATTCGTGGCGCGCGCCGATGTCATCCATCTCGCAAGTAATTGAGTGGGCTCAAGGTTTTGATGTGGCCATAGATGCCGAAGTTATGGCAATTTCCAAGAAAGTAAATTCGCAAATCAACACATTAATCGAAGCTTCCAGGTCGACCGACGCCGACATAGTCGTGCCCGGCCTTACTGGAGAATTACTTCCATATCAAAAAGCCGGCGTTGCTTATGCGGCAAACGCTCGAAGAACATTTATTGCAGATGAGATGGGGTTGGGTAAAACAATTCAGGCGATAGCAACGTTGGAGTATTTATCTGCCAGAGATGGGGATACTTATCCGGCCGTTGTTGTGTGTCCACCAAGCCTTGTACTCAACTGGGCGTATGAGATATCAAAGTGGATACCTCATAGAAGAGTTAGCACAGTAACAAATAGAAAAACATTCCCAGGAGAAAACTCATACGACATAGTCGTCGTTGGCTACAGCAACATACAAGCATGGCAAGCTAATCTTTTGGGACATGGCGCTTATGTGTTCGACGAGAGCCACTACTGCAAAACATCGACGGCACAACGAACAAAGGCAGCAATAAAAATAGCTAGAAGTAGCAAGAAGAATACACCCGTGCTTTGTCTCACTGGAACACCCGTGACAAACAGGCCAGCCGAATATGCCAGTCAACTAGACATCTTGGGAAGGCTGAAGGATTTTGGAGGTCTTTGGGGTTTTTATCGAAGGTATTGCGCTGCGTACCAAGACAGATTTGGTCAATGGAACTTAAGTGGCAATTCACATCTTGACGAGTTAAACGAACGATTAAGAGGAGCATGCTACATACGCCGAACCAAGGACCAGGTGCTATCAGAGTTGCCGCCCGTAGTTCATAGTCGATTAGTCATTGACGGTTCGAGTGCCGCGATGAAAGACTACGTGAAAGCAGAGCAAGATATTTTGATGTATATCGCAGAAAGGGCTAGGCAGTTAGCGATAGAGCAAGGGCTGCCTTCCTATAACGCAGCAATGTCGGCAATGATCAGGGCGGAAGCAAATGAACACCTAGTTCGACTATCTGTCTTGAGAAGGCTCGCGGCTAAAGCGAAAATGGAAGCAGCGCTCGAATGGATACAAGAGAGAATAGATAACGGGAAAAAAGTAGTAGTAGCAGCGCATCATCGAGACATTGTTGACGAAGTAGCCCGTAAGTTTGGGGACCTACGCATCCAGGGCGGAATGAAAGTAGAAGACGTAGAAGAAAACAAAAGAAAGTTTCAGACTTTATCGGTGGATGAAGCTCCGGTAATTGCGTTATCTATACAGGCTGCCAAAACAGGGCACACCCTTACGGCGTCCGAGGAGTGTTTGTTCATCGAGTTGCCATGGACACCCGCAGACATAGACCAGACATATTCCAGACTTCACCGTATTGGTCAAACGGGTTCAGTCACGGCGACATACATGCTGACGAGTGGGACTATAGACGAATACATCTATGAGCTAATAGATAACAAAAGAACAGTTGTTAATGCAGCTGTCGAGGGTGGAGATTTTGTTGAGGAAGATGGGGCAGTGCAGTTAATACTCGGGTTAATTTCGCGAGCATCTATTAATAGATAACTATTCCTTAACTTGTGCAGACGCGTTAGACGCTATTTCCTCAGCGATCAGTTTTGCGTACTTTTTGCGTAGTCTCCAAATTTTCTTATTCATCTCGACAAGTTGACTACTCATCCTTGCCTTAATTATTGCATCATTGTCGAACACGCCGTACTCACGGAAAAGGATGTCATGGATGTCGTTGTCCTCGATAATGATGTCCGAGACCCAACCCGAACGCTTGTCTATCGCCATCATCAACTCACACATCCCCTCAATACCAAACTCTTTGTGAAGCTTGGAAACTAATAGAGTACAGAAATGATTTCTATACATGGCATTAGCCTTTTGGGACTGAGACATAAATTCACTAAGCCAAATAGCAAGCTCTTCTCTTGTGGGCATATCGTCTTCGCCGTGTCCCGAGAAGTCAGATGCTTCATCATCATATTCCTCACTCAATGTTGCCTCATTTCGTAAGAGTTCTGTTTAGATGATACAGGTTGCTGCACTTATTAAACCGACAAGAGTTTGTCTTGAGCGATCATTTTTGCTCTTGTCACCCAAGAGTTATTATCCATTGACGCAAGCGCTCTCTCAACTGGGGTCGCTTCGCGATAGTGATCAAGATATTCGCCAATAGCATTCAGCATTGACCAACCGTTATACCCGTAGCCCTTTGCGTTGTTATCACTTTCGTAAACACCCTTGACAAGCGAGAGAACTTCGTCTCTGTTTTTCTTTTGTCTAGACGTTGCGCCATTTTCTAATGGAAACACTGCGTCAAGAACATCTCCAAATATTTTTGTTCCGGGAGCGACTTTGACGGAGAGTAATTTTTCTGCTGTTCTCGTGAATTCTGACGCCCACGCATTAGAAATATTAAGAACTTCGTTGGCTTGCTCTATTGCGGCTTCGACATTTCTTGTATGGCGAGCAGTGAATACACGTTTCGCTGATTTCATCCCAGCGATTACTGTGTTCTTACATACTGCTCGGATAGAAGTGTTGGCAAAGGTAATCGGCGTCTTGCCGTCATGCCCGTTTCTCACTAATAGATAACGTTCGATTTGGTCATTTACGCCCATGGGGTCAATGACTAGTGCGCCGAGATCTAGTGAAGCAAAGAATTCACGCCCACCATTAAGAACTCCACACGTGTCAACTACAGCATCACCCGTACTAGCTCCGACAATTGCTAGGGCGTAATCTAAACACTCTTTGTTTTGCTGAACCACGTAGCGAGTTCCGACCGTTGAGAGACCCTCGAACGTTCCATCATTATTCACCCGTACGGTCGCGCGACTATCGCTAATTAATATTGGAGAGTTGTCGGGGTTTCGTATAGGTTCGCCATTGTCGTCACACACAGCAACCCGTGTAGTGACTACGTCAAAGTCTGCCTGTGCGGCTTCGAGCATTGCTTCGGCTGTTTGGAGACCCTTCATCGCTATCCCAAGTCTGTGCCAGGGGATTTCTCTATTAGAGTACGCCATTCGAGCCACCCCTCCTGCCGTAATCTCTAAACCGTGTGCCATTGTCTTCTCCTGCTTGCCTTCTAGATAGATTTATCTGAATACATCTTAGAGGGTGGCGGGGCTCCCCCTGCGTAGGTCTTGCTTTGATGGGGGGCTTCCGATAAGGTTGGGCTATGACCAGTAAATTAAAGACAACAGAAATTATAGAAATACTGAACGAGAATTATTACGCGCTAGGAATATCAGGGGCGCAAGCGGTGGCCGATGTGTGGGGTGAAATTGCTCAAGGCGATTTTGATACCCAGTGTGAGGAGTGGGGTATCACAATGAGAGAACTCGTGTCTGGCGTTAATGCGTGGGCGTTATGGTTGGTCGGCACACAGAGGCTCGCGAAGCCGGCATTACTTTAATAGATAACTTTTGAGAGTGTGGGAGTTTCCCCCCACACTCTCTAATAGATAACTTTTCAGGCCAACTTTTCGCGAATATAACCGACCAGTTCTCGCGCTTGCGAACCGCGCCCCATTGACCGAACACTTTCTGTCACTCCAATTTGATTTGCAATCCAATAAAGAAATTCCAAATTGTAAACGGCAAACAGTTCGTCAATCACTTCACCATTGTCACTAAAGATGGTGGACTTCCACGACTCTTGGTTGCTTGCGTGATTACGAAGCAGGCCAGCGTCAGTGAGTTCGCTTGCCGTGAAGTGCGGTGCATAGAAGTCAGCGCCGAACAGTGTGTGTCCGTCACCAATAATTATTTCGCCGTCTATGGCGTCTTTAACTTTTTGTTCAAATGTTTTCGTGTCCATTGTTTCTCCCTTTTTTGTGGTTGTCTATGAGTGTATCTCTACAGGTACAGACTAGCCAACTTGGCGACCCGTCACACTCTCTCTCTGAGGGCAAGCCCACGAATTTTGTGGGCGCGCCAGTCTGATTTTTTTGTGTTTGAGCCGGGGCTTCAGGTGCTTGGATTTTGCCGAACACGGGGGGCTTCCGATAACCCGTACCGACTGGCACACATTTTAAACAACTGATGGTCTCTAATAGATAACTCAGGTGGCTAGTCTGAAATGGGCAGAATACACTGATGGTATAACCAACACCACACAAAAGGGGGAGTAATGAAAACAAAAACAAAATACTACACAGTTCAGTTTGTCGCTGACTATTTCGTGATGACTGTAAATGTAGAAGCAACCAACGAGGAAAAAGCAGAGGCTACGGCTAATCAACTCATCATTGACTACTACGGTCTTGATGTATTAGAAATAGCACACGAAACAAACGCTTGGGTAAATGGGGAGGAAATCTAAATGACTATTTTGATTATTCACGCAGGAACAGCAACGATTATTGACGCAAGTGATGAAGTTTTGGTTGTAGATACGAACGAACTTACTGATGAACAGCGTGAAGCGTTGGTAGAAAACGAAGATATTGATATTGCCGTAGAAAAAGGCACAGACATTATGAAAATCATTCGCCACTACACAGGTGAGAGAAAGGATAGATAACTCAGATGGTTAAGTATCCAGAAATAGAAGTACAACTAACAGGCAATGACGGCAACGCATTTGCGATTATGGGTGCTGTAAGGAAAGCACTAAAGCGAGCAAAAGTTTCGGCAGATGAAATCGCTGAGTACACCAGACAGTCCACATCAGGCGACTATGACAACTTGCTACGGGTAGCAATGTCGTGGGTCACGGTTCTCTAATGGGGTACGCAATGCCGAGATACGACATAAGACCTGATTACGAAGGCAAGGGTTGGTGGGTGGTGGATACGGCTAACCGTTATTCCCCAGTAGAACTACACCCAACCCGTGAGAGCGCACTTAGCAAAGCGATAAAGATGGATAGACCAAGTAAAGCGAAGAGATGAACACAACAGAAATAAAAAAGGGAACGACCGTACAGATACCCGTATCTTTTGGATACATAACCGATAACGGAAAAGGTAAACGGGAACGCACTGGAACGGTCGAGGCAACTTTTGTTGAGTACAAAGGGACAGAAAAAGAGTACGCCTACATCACCCATAACGGCATTGTGTTTCTTGTGAGCGTTGGACAGATAGTTATCTATTAAACAACTCACAGACCTCTAATAGATAACTCTTGGCTTGTCGTACTGAGAGCCCCGGCTTTCTTCGGGGAGTTATCTATCAGTCAGTATGTCATCAAGCCACATCTCATTAGCGACTTGGCATATGAGGTCGTAATACTTACTGCCATCTATCGGTTCATCTATGGAAGGGATACGGGCTGACTGCTCTAGTCTCCGTTGCGCTTTGCTTTCATACAAAGCGACAACTTCATCTACCTCGTTATAAAGGTCTGGCTTCGTGTAGTGGTCACACACGCTCATCATCTCCGTCTACCCATAGACCGTCTTGGACTATCTGGTAATGCGCTCCACTCACAGGTACGAGTTCACCACTCTCGTTGCGCTCATACTTACCAAACCTACCCGTAGCACGCCACGCCCACTCGCAACACGGAGTATCGCTTTCGCATAGGTGTATCCCCTTGCCGAGACTGGCTTGGAGTAGTGGAAATAAAGAAAGAAACTTCACAACACAGTCGTGACAAAATATCCACTCTCTACTGGGTGCGCCTGAAATCACTGTCTCAATGTTGTCATCAAATCCACCGTAATAGCCGAAGGTGTCAAAGTGTAAGACCCAGCCATTATCAGGTAAGAACCTCTGTTGTGTACAGGGGTTCTCTATCCCACACGCCGAACATATCCGAGCGTTATTCATTATCTCCAAAGACTGGATGATTACGCTCTCGCAGTGTCTCTATGCGCTCACGCTTCTGCCACTCATCACGCTGTTTTTTATCTTTCCTACCGTGTTCTACTCCCAGCGTATATGTGTTGGTTAGTTCGCCGAGTGAGGCATTGTCAATATTCATTACTGCGAGTAGTTCCGATTTGTAGTTGAGATACTGTTGAGTATCTGTTGCGAAAGCAAAACCGTAGCACCTTCCGATTATGTACCACACTCGCATTTCGTAGCGTGAGGTAAAAGTTTCTAGGTCATCACTCCACTCATCTGCGTAGAGTTTGCGACTGTCGTCTACTGCGTTAGTGGTAGAAGCGTTCTCTACCATCCTGTCTATAAACAACTCTTTCCTAAAGGCACTTCGCTTCACTCGTTCTGGTAGGAAACCTCGCAATGCTAGGTCTACACGATCAAGTGTGTTGGTCATACCTGCTACACGGACTGCGTTCTGGAGTATCAGTAGATTACCCGTGTATACCCGTGAGGCTCTGTGGGCTGTTGCTAGTTTCACGAAACTCTTAGTTGCTCGTCATACTTCGCATACTGCTCATACCAAACTCCAACTAGGCGTGGCTCTAAGCCTCTGTTGTAGTCGTCTGCGATAGCACACGCCTGTTCTAGCGACAAGCAAGGAATAGGTAGGTGAAAAAAATCTGAACTATCACCTGTCGGTGAGGCGACTGTTAGCACTACTGCCCACTCTGTACGAATACCATAGGCAATAGTTTTATGTGGCTCAACTGACGCTTGGACTAGCGACCCCTTCGGGTAGCGACATTGTTGTTCATCATATGTAGTTGTGTATGTTCGTGTGGTCATAACTTCATATTAGTAGACCATTATCAGACTTGCCAACATACAAAAATGAACTTATATGCTGTCTTGGTGTCCTACCTCTGACCCCTGTGTGGTTATGGTGTGGTAGGGGTAGGACTCACTACTGTCTCACCTACTCAGAGAACTCTTGCGTAGATGTTGTCCTGAGGAATATGTTGTATGCCCTTCGTCGTCGTCTCTGTATGTCTTTAATCACTTCTCGTCTATGGTCAGGTGGAAGTGAGGCAAGTACCTTGTGTGTCTTGTAGATACCTGTTCGTCTTTCGGTTTTAATATGTATCTCTGTGAAGTTAGGGAAGGGTGTTGGTTCGTTATCTATTAGTGCTTGTCTGCTCATCAGGGCTAACACTTCACTAATAAAGGCTGTTATGTATCTCCACTCAATGAGTGCCTCTCGGCGTGTCTGTAATGGGTTTATCAGGCGCAATGCTCTAATGGTTCGCATCACCTCTGCTCTAGGTGAAAGGTGGTGGGTGGTGGTGCTCCGGCCTGG